TCGTGACCGGCGAAAGCCTCGCCGAGATCGTTTATCGGCGCCGGTTCGGCTCGCGCTACGGGACGAAGGTTCGCCTTCACTCGCCGCATAGATTGTCGAACACGACCGACCAGTACAATCGGATCGTTTCCGGCGTGAAGATGGACGCCGATAACTTCCCGATCGGCTATGTCGCGAAGCGGAAGGACCCAATCCTCGGCGAATACGACGTGACCGTTCAGGCCCGCGACATCCTCGGCCGACCGAAGGTCGTCCACGTCTTCGTCGGGATGCCCGGTCAGGTTCGCGGGATCACGCCTCTCGTGCCGGCCCTCAAGGTCGCGCGGCAGTTCGACCAGCTCGCCGACGCGACGCTGATGAGCGAGCTGATCCGCTCGGTCTTCGCGGCGGTCATCACGTCCGACACGCCGACCGACGAGATCATCGGCGGTCTGATGTCGGCAGCCGAGCAGGCGAAGCTCGCCGGTCAGGGTATCTCGCCCTTCGAGGCGTGGTTTGAAGCGCAATCAGGCTGGTACGATGCGAACTCGATCGATGTCGGGATCGGCGGGCGATTGGCCCATATCTTCCCCGGTCAGAAGATCGACTTCCACACGGCGAACAGTCCGGGGACGGCCTACAAAGAGTTCTCAAACCATCTGCTTCGAGAGCTCGCGCGCTGCCTGGGCCTGACCTACGAGAGCGCGACCGGCGACTACAGCGGGGCGACCTACTCCTCGGTGCGGATGGGTGTGAACGAGAACTTCCCGATCACACAGTCTCGCCGGAAGTTCATCGTCTCCCCCTTCTGCCAGCCTCTCTATGAGGCGTGGCTCGAAGAGGAGATCGAGCTCGGCTCGATAGAGTTCCCCGGCGGGATCGCGAACTTCCTCGCCAATCGCTCGGCCGCGTGCCGCGCGGAATGGCGCGGCGCACCGAAGCCGGCGGCTGACGAGCTCAAGACGGCGAAGGCCCACGAGGTCTATCGCAATATGGGCGTGCTCACCGACGAGGCGATCGCGAACGATCTCGGCCACGACATCGAGGATGTCTATGCGCAGCGCGCCCGCGAGAAGGCCCTCCGCGAAACCTACGACTTGCCGGATAGCACCGAGCAGGCCGTGAAGGACGCGCAGGCCGAAGCTCTCGCCAACGAAAACGAGAAGGAGGGCGCCGATGCCGACTGAACCCGAAGGCCCCTGCGAACGAGCGGAGCGACTGCGGAAGCTGCGCGAGGAAATCGTCCTCGGCAGCAAGGCTGTCGAGACTGAGATCGAGCAGGGCAACGGAACCCGGCGCCGCGTGAAATTCGGGACCGCGAACCTCGCGGCCCTGAACCAACTGATCGCGGAGGCTGACGCCGCCTGCGACAAGCTGAACGGTCGATGCGCCAGGCGCTACGCGATCGTGCCGAGGTAGCCGAATGAGCAGGTTTCTTCCTCTCCTCGCGGATCGGGTTCTCTCCCGGCCGCTTCTAATCGACCCCGGCAAGGCCGAGGTCATTCTCGCCGTCCTTGAGGGCCGCATCCTCCATGGCTTCGGGTCTGATGGCGAAGGGGCTGCGGTCGCCGAGCTCGCGGGCTTGGTGCCGCAGCCCGACGCCTCCCGATTTACCGGGGGGAGACGCGGCCCGGTTCCTTCGTCCGCGCCAGCAAGGGCACCGCGATCGTCACGGTCGATGGCTCCCTCGTAAACCGTGGCGCATGGATCGGCGCGAGCTCGGGCCTGACCTCTTACGAGGGGATCGGCGCGCAGCTCGACGACATCGCGAACGATGCCGAGATCAGGAACGTCCTGCTCGACATGAACAGCTTTGGCGGCGAGGCGACCGGCATGTTCGGCCTCGCCTCGAAGGTCCGGTCTCTCTCGAAGAAGAAGCGGGTCGTCGCGGTCGTGAACGATGTCGCGGCGAGCGCCGGCTTCGGGATTATCTCCGGCGCCGACGAGATCGTCGTGTCGCCGACCTCCTACGTCGGCAGCATCGGCGTCGTCATGCTGCACATGGACCGCTCCGGCGAAATGCAGATGAAGGGGGTTCGCCCTACCTTCATCCACGCCGGGGCGCACAAGGTGGACGGGCACCCTTTCGGCGCCCTCTCCGAGGAGGTTCGCGCCGCGCTACAGCGCGACGTGAACACCTTCTACGACCGCTTCATCGAAACGGTCGAGGCGGGTCGCGGCAAGAGCCGGCTTTCGGCTGCCAAGGCTCGCGCAACCGAGGCAAGGACATTCATCGGGCAGCAAGCGATCGATGCCGGTTTGGCTGATCGCATCGGCTCGTTTGAAGAAGTCCTCGCAGAACTGCAACGGCCCGCCGCCAGCGGCGCGGGCGCATCCAGAAAAGGACCTGCCCGTATGGACGGCAACGAAACCACGACGACCGCCTCGACGACCGGCGGCATTTCTCTCGAAGCCCACAACAAGGCCGTGGCAGACGCCAGGTCTGCCGGCGAAGCCGAAGGCCGCAAGGCCGGCGCCGCCGCAGAGAAGGCCCGGATCACCTCGATCCTGCGCTCCGACGCTGCCAAGGGCCGCGAAGCGACCGCGACCGGCTTCGCCCTCGATACCGACATGTCGGCCGAGGACGCTGCGAAGGTTCTCGCGACCGTCCCGGCAACGCCTGCGGCCGGCGCGACGCAGATCGTCCAGACCATCGAGCAGCGTGCTTCCGGTCAGGCCGAAATGGGCGGAGACACCCCGCCGGCCCCGGCTGCCGAGGTCGCAAAGGCCGGCTGGAACAAGGCTTTCGCGGCCTACAAGTAAGCCGGCGATCGCGCACCCCGAAACTCCACGGAGATCAGTTTAATGACCAAGTTCACCGAAGGCCGGCACCCCGGCGAATTCCTCCTGTCGGAGGCGAATTTTCACCGCTCGCGCGACAAGGTGACGATCGCCTCCGGCTCCGGCGTTTTCCAGCCGGGCACCGTCGTCGGCAAGATCACCTCGGGCGGCAAGTACGCGCCGTCGCCGAATGCCTCGACGACCGGCATCGAAGGCGCCGAGACTGCCCTCGCTGTGACGCTCTACGGCGGCGACGCCACGAGCGCCGATGTCGAAGTCGCCGTCATCAGCCGCGATGCGGAAGTGAAGGGCTTCGCGCTCGTCTACGACAGCACCGTCAACGACGACACGAAGAAGGGCACGAAGCAGACGCAGCTCAAGGCCGTCGGCATCATCACCCGCTAAGGCGTCCTCCGGCGCCCCACGCGACATTCGATCGGAATTCAGACCCGCCGCGTGCGGGCTTTTTTATGAGGACATCGCTAGATGCTCGACATTTTCAACAATGACGCTTTCAGCGTCACGTCGCTGACCGACGCGCTCCGCGACGTAAAGCCCCGGCCGTCGCGCCTGGGCGACCTCGGCCTCTTCTCCTACGAGAGCGTGAGCACGCTTTCCGTCGCGATCGAGCGGATCGGCGACGTGCTCCAACTCGTCGCCCCGACCCCGCGCGGTGCGCCGGGTGAGGTCCGCGACGAGCCGAAGCGCACGATCGAGGATATCCGCATCCCGCACTTCCAGCGCGACTGGTCGGTCTATGCGGACGAAGTTCAGGGCATCCGTGCCTTCGGCTCCGAGACGGTCCTCGAAACGGTGCAGTCGAAGGTCGCTCAGAAGATCGCGGCGAACACGGCCGACCTCGACCTGACGGACGAGTATGCCCGTATCGGTGCCGTTCAGGGCATCGTAACCTACAAGGGCGGTCAGACGCTGAACCTGTTCAACAAGTTCGGCGTCTCGCAGCCGGCCGAGATCGACTTCGATCTCGACAATGCGTCGCCGGTCGATGGCGCGCTCCTCAAGAAGTGCACGGCCTTGATCCGCGCGGTTCGCGCGGCTCTCGGCGGTCTTCCGTTCACCTATCTGCACGCGTTCGTCGGCGACAACTTCTTCGACGACCTGCTGACGCACAAGGAAGTGCGCGAGACCTACAAGCACGACAGCCAGTCCGAGTTCCTGCGGACGAGCTTCGTCGGCCCGAACCGTGGATCGAACCCGATCTTCCAGTTCGGCAATATCGTGTGGGAAAATTACGGCGCGATCGAAGCGACCGGCGACGGCGCCCTGATGGGTATCGATACGAACCTCGCGAAGTTCGTGCCGATGGGGCTCCCCGGCCTCTTCCGTGGCTACTACGCCCCGGCCGACTATGTGGAGACGGTCAACACCCTCGGCCGTCCGACCTACGCGAAGCAGTGGCCGATGCAGAACGGCAAGGGCATCCACGGCGAGACGCAGCGCAACGTCCTGCACATCTGCACGCGCCCGAACGCCCTCTTCCGCGCGAAGCGGACCTAACGCGGGAGAAGAGAATGCCGTCGCTATTCGATGAGATTGAGAGCGCCTCTCAGGCCGCGATCACGACCGTCTTCGGCGACGGCATTCGCATCCGCCCCATGAAGGCGGCAGGAAACTACGGTGGCGGCGCCGACCCGGATCGGGCCGTCGTCGAGACCGTCGGAACGATCGGAACGGCCCCGAACACGGCCGAAGCAGATTATCCGGGCACGCGCGCCGATGGTGCGCCGGTTGCCCTCAGTCCCTCCGAGATTTGGCTCGATCGCGCGGTCGTCGCAGCGATCCCTTACGAGCTCAAGCGCGGGGACGTGATCGAAACGATCTCCTCTCCCGTCCGGCGTTTCGTCGTCGCGACGGCCGAGCCGGGAGACAACGGCGACATGCGGATCGTGCTCGCCAAGTAGGAGCAGAGCACATGAGTATGGTCGGCCTGGCGCTCCGCCTTTCGGCGGTGCGCGCGCTTGAACACGACAATACGATCGCCGAGGGGCGCGTCTTCGACAGCGCGATCCTCCCGATCGATCAGATGATTTCCGCGCAGCCGCAGCCGTTCATCGTTGTCTCGACCGAGACCGAGACCGGCAAACCGAGCGGCCGGGATATCAGCAACGGTGACAATGAGATCGACCTCCTGATCGAGCTCGCGATGTCGCGCGTCGTGCCGATGCCCGGCAAGGACGAGAACGGCGGCGAGGTCCTCGTCGATGTCTACGAGACCGATGCGAACCTTGAGCTCGGGCTCGCGGTGCTCAAGCGCCAGATTTTCGCGACCCTCTTCGGTCGCGGCGGTGGAGCATGGGGCGATGTCTTCCGCGCCTTCGCCCCGGCGATCTCGACGATCACCACGCTCCGGGGCGGGAACGTCAAGGACGGCGCCCGGTTCGCCGGGCGGCAGGTCCTCGTGACGGTAAAGGCGATCGCCGAGCCGCAATTCGGCCCGGTCGAGCAGGGAACGCCGTGGGCGCAGTTCATTGCAGCCCTCGAAGCGGATGCCACCCTCGCACCGATCGCGAGCGTCATTCGGTCGGCGATCGAGAACAAGCCGCTCGGCTGGCCGGCGACCTATACGGCCGGCGCCGTTCTCGGCGGCTACACGGAAGCCGAAGCGCTGGCGATCGGCATCGCCCCGGCCGGCGGGGGCGAAGACGTTCTCCTCGCCGAGGCGACGACGAGCCCCGGCGGGTGGATCGCAAACGCCGAGACGATCGCCGAGCAGTTCCCAGAGGAGCCGTGATGTTTGAGCTCCTCGAATTGAGCAACCGCATCGGGCGCCTTGAGCAGCGTCTTGCGCAGTCGGCGAAGCACGGCACGGTCGAGGAGGTGAACGCCTCCGAGGGATGGGTTCGGCTGAACCTCGGCCCCGGCGACAACGGCCCGCTCCTCTCCCCGAAAATCCCTTACGCGCAGATCGCCGGGGGATTGAAGGTCCACACGCCGCCCACGAAGGGGCAGCAGATGACCATGTTCGCGCCGAGCGGCGACACCGGCCAGGCGCTTGCCTTGCCGATGACGTGGAGCAACCAGAACGCCAGCCCGAGCAACAAGGGGGACGAGAATGTCCTGACCTTCGGGAACGTTCGGATCGAGCTGCGCGGCGACGAGCTCCTGATCACGATCGGGGGCTTCTCGCTCAAGCTGACGAGCAGCGCCGCGACCTTCGAGGTCGGCGGCGTCACTCACGAAATTTCCGGCGACGGTCTCACGACGGCCGGCGGCAGGGTTGAGCACGACGGAAAGAACATCGGCTCGACGCACAAGCACGGCGGCATCGCGCCCGGCGACGATCTGACCGACATCCCGGCAAACTAAGGAGAAAGCCGATGGCAAAGACTGACGAACACAAGGCGGCGACGCTTGAGGACCTGATGCGCGCCCGCCTCGCGGAGCCGCGCGCCATGGTCGGCGCGCTCTCGATCAACGCGAACCGCATCCTCCTTACCTTCGGCGATGTCGGCGAGAACGCCCGCGTCGTCCTTCACGTCGAGGGCGACGAGGTAAAGATCATCCACCGCCCCGAACCGGCGGAGGAGGATCACGAGGACGACATGCTCCTCGGGTCGAACCTCCTCCCGTCGATGGTCGAGATCGCGCCCGGCATGGAGGTTCAGCTCGGCGCCGTCGTCATGCGCTCCCACAAGGAAAGCGGCCTGTCCGTGAAGGACTGGAACGCGCTCGCCGATGACGAGCGCGAGGCGAAGCTTGCCGCGACCGTCGAAGCGATGAAGACCGACGAGGCTGCGAAGCCGGTCGATCCCGACAAGCACAAGCGCGACGAGCTCGTCGCCATGGCGGAAGCGGCCGGCGTCGAGATCGCGACGAATGCCACGAAGGCGGAGATCGCCGAGGCGCTGAACGCGGCGAAGCAGAAGTAAGGGGCGCTCCCCATGGCAGACGCAGGCGAGATCATCGACCCGAGCATCGACATCGACTGCGAAACCGGGGGCAACATCAGCGGGTGGCCGCATGTCCTGCAATGCGTCGCGGACTTCTTCGCGACAGCATTCGGCGAGCGCGTCATGCGCGAATGGTACGGGACGGCGGTTCCCCGCTTCCTCGGGCAGCAGCTCAACACGCAAACGGTCGTCCCCTTCTTCTCGGCGGTCTCCGCCGCAATCGAGCAGTGGGAGCCGCGCTATCGGATCACGCAAATCGTGCCCGAGAGCGTCGGCCGGGACGGGCGCTTGCGCGTCCACATTCAGGGGCAGTTCCGCCCGCGCGCCTTGCTCGGCGACTTCACGGTCGAGGGCGCCCGGCGGATCACCGTCACAGGCGGATCAGGCGGTCAGGTAGAGGTAACTTAAAATGGCTGATCCTTTCCTTGTCGGGCTCCCCGATCCGACGGTGATCGAGGAAATCTCCTTCGAGGCAATCCTCGACGCGATGAAGAGCGACCTCATCGCTCGCTTTCCTGATATCGCCCCGATCCTCGCGCTCGAAAGCAGCGCGGCGGTCAAGGTCATGGAGGCGGCGGCTTATCGCGAGACGGTGCTGCGGGCGCGCATCAACGAAGCGGCGCGCGCGAACCTTCTGGCCTACGCGACCGGCGCCGATCTCGATCACGTCGGGGCGAATGCCTCGCCGCCGGTCGTCCGCATGTATCAGGAGACCGACGAGCGCTTCCGCATCCGCATCCTCGATACGGTTCGCGCGCGGAACGCCGGCTCTTACAATCGCTATCGCAAGGTGGCGATGGATGCGGACATTCATGTCAAGGACGCCATCGCCTACCGGCTCGGCCGCTCGCCGATCGTCTATGTTGCGCTCCTCTCGGACGATCCGACGGGGACGGCTTCTCAGGCGCTCATCGATACCGTCGAGGCTGCCTTCGACCTGCCCGACAACCGGGTCGTGAACGGCGATGTCGTCGTTCGTTCGGCGGTAACGGCGGTCAGCAACGTTGTCGCGTCCCTCACGCTCACGCCGGGGATGCCCTCCTCGATCCTCGCGACTGCGGAGAAGAACCTCCGCGATGCCTGGGCGACCGAGGGCGGGCTCGGCCGCGACCTTACGCGCGACTGGATCAAGGCGCGCTTGCAGATACCGGGCGTCTACAGCGTCACGGTCTCCGCGCCCGCTCAAGACATCGTGAAGCCGCCCTATGAGGCGGCGAGCATCGGAACCGTCACCCTGACGGTGGCCGGGGAGAACGTCTAAATGGATCAGCGATCGCTTCTGCCGCCGCGTGCGAGCACACCGTTCCTGCGCGCGTTTGAGCAGGCGACCGCATACGAGCCCCGCGTCGTCTCCGGCGTCGATGCGATCCGCAACGTCAAGGGGCGCCAGCTCCCCGGCTGGCTTCAATTCCTGCTCTATGAGTACGGCCTGATCGAGCTCACGCCGTATGTCCCGAACGCTTACACGCTGCTCGCGCAGGGCCGGACGTGGCAGATCGAGCGAGACACTTTCGCGGCGGTCGCGCGCGGCCTCGGGTGGGTATCGGCGCCCGCGACC